GAACGAGTTCCCCTTTATCTTCTAAGACACCACTCCAAAATATTTGACGCTCCCGCAGCGCCATTGTCTGGTAGCTTCTCGGTACAGGTTTTTGCAGAAAAGCTTTTATCAGACCTTCACGGATGTTGCTCTCTCGGTGTCCATCCTGCATTTCTTTTGCAACGGCTTCCATCTCGGGTGTAAGATACAGGAATTCACCTGCGCGCCATCGGTGTACTGCCTCTGCCCATATCTGATCCACCTCGTGCGGCAAATCCTTCCAGATACTTTTCTCGGCGGGCTTTATCCCAACATCCACCGGCCAGAAACGGCGATTACCTGTAAGATCGCGTAGAAATTCAGTTTCATTGCACGAGCCAAAGAATACACATTTGCGCGGATACTCAGCGGCTCGGCGTCCGAACGGCATGCGGAAAAAGTCGCTCGTACGGGACAGGAACTGCTTGATGATATTCTCTGCAGATTTCGAGTATCCCGTCATTTCGGCAAGCTCGATGATCCACCTGCCTTGAATACTCTCAACGGCGTCTTTTCCGTCGAAGGTCGAAAAGCTGTCGCTAAACCACGATTTTGCCATTGTTTGCAGGAACGTACTCTTGCCGAGGCTTTGTCGTCCGACAAGTACCGGAACGTAGTCATATTTGCATCCCGGTGTCATGGCTCGTGCCACGGCGGCCACGAATGCTTTGCGGCAGACGGTTCGGGTATACGGTGTATCCGGCGCCCCCAGATAATCTCTGAACAGATCATCCAGACGTTTTTTCCCATCCCAAGTAACGCTTCGCAGATATTCCACAACGTCATTAAAACTGTTTCGCTCGGCAACAAGAATCAGCGCGCTGAGAATCTTATCCTTGCCGGTGATGTCAAAACGGTATTCCAGATACCACTGCACACCTGCATCGTCGGAATCCGTCCATAGTCTGCGTTCCGTTGCCGCATTCCATGGCAAAGCTCCAAGAGCCAATACGCGGATGCTGAAAGCGTCATAGGCGATTTTTCCCTTGAGTAACGGGTCGTTGTTAAGAATCCGGACGATGTTGTCCATCGTCTTTTTCGGTCGTCCGGAATCACTGTACTGGATCCCCACTGACCGCATCCAGTTCACATCGACCGCAGGGCTCTCCGCCCCGCTGCCCGTACTCGTATTTTCTGAAGGAGCTGACGCGCCGAACACATCCGCCGCCTGTGCTGCGCGCTCTGTCTGTAGCTCCGTCGCAACCGCCGCATCCGCAAGCGCCTCTTTCTGCATTGCGAGGTATGATGGCAGTCGATTGTTCGGCGTTCCCTCCTTTGCCGGATCATCCAGCTGCGCAAACTTATGGAGGCGGATGAGGTCAAACGCATTGACGAGCTGACCGCTGCATGGATCTGTTGCGTGGTGTGAGTAGAGAAACTTGTTATCGTCGTAGAGTACCGCTCCCGCAACCGTAGAGCCCGTCGCAAAGGTCAGGCGATCGGCGCTGCCCGTCGACTCGTAAGCGTGCGGGATAAAGGTTTCGATTGCCCCGAGGATGTCGTAGACACGGCAGAATGCACCGACGATACCTGACTTCTTCGTCGGATCCGACTGCTTGGAGAGCGCCAGCCGCTCTTTCGCCTCGTTCGCCCCCGGTACCTGCGGCCATGTCCGCACGTCGTGCCAATTCTCGTAGGCATTAAGAAGCCCATCTGCGGACGGGAATGGCTTATCCTCATAGCAAAAAACATAGCTCGCGTCCTTGCTGCAGCTCGGCCAGAACATGAGGCGGCTTGCCTCAAACGTCGTCGGATCGCAAAGGTCGATGCCGATGAGGCTTGCGATCTTGCGCGCGATCGGCTCATATTCATCCGCCGTGACGCTCCGATCCGTCGGGAAGATCGCACGCAGACGCGGATGGTGCTCGGTATGGCTGCGTGTACTATAGACAGCGTAGGCGATGCCGAGACCTGCGATGCGGCGGATAACGCTCTGCGTCTCCCCCGGTGCGATGGCGTCAAGATCAAGCGTGATGAGGTCGCGGCTCTCGACGTTTGCCGCCTTACGCTGGAGGCCTTTCAGTGTGCCGCCGACAAAGCCGCCTACATCCTTTAGTCTGCCCTGCTCCTTCTTCGGCAGTGCGTGGTACTGCTCAACAGTTTCATCTGTGCGCGCAGGTGTGCGGAACCGTTCGACAAATTCGCTCCAGAGATACTCGGTGCGCTGCCACTCTTTTGAGGTACGGCTCTGTCCGACGCTGATATGTATGATGCGGTCGTTTTGCAACTCATCGCCTCCCTCAGTCTTTCATGTAGTATTTGCTGATGAATCCGGCGGCGGTCAGATGCAGCCCCGACGCCCACGGCAGAGGATCACACATAAAGGCGTTGACCTCCGCGAGCGTTTCCTCTGGATCCGTTTCGTCGATCTCGATCACGACCTCATCGTGGACGTGCATGATGATGCGATATCTAGCCTTCATCAGGCGCGTAATCGCTGCAGCGAGGCAGTCACGAGCAACCGCCTGCGTGATATTCTCCGTAAGTTTGCCGCCGTAGGTACTGCTCGTGCCCCAGTTCGCGCCAATCTGCGTGCGGTAATGCAGTGCTTCTCGGTCGAAGGCATTGACCGCAAGGTGCGGGCTTGGATAAAAAAGCTTTCGTCCCGACGGCAGCGTGATTGTGAGAAAGTCGCTGCCATCGGCGGGATTGCTCTCCCGCTCGAAACGGATACCGTGGTCGAGTCTAACGGGACGCGCCGTTTTCATCACATAGAGTGCGGCGTTCTCGACCTTCTGCCAGAAGTCCACGATGCGCGGGTTCGCCTCGCGCCAACGGCTGACGATGTCGGGCAGCTCCTCTTCGGTGAGTCCCATCTTAAGTGCACCCATGCTGATGAGTGCATTCGGACCGCCTTGATATCCGCTTGCAAGCACTGCGATCTTGCCCTTCTGCCGCAGGTGACTGTTCGTGCCGTGTTTTTCGACGGGGACGTGGAACATACTGGATGCGGTCGCGCAGTAGATGTCCTCTCCTCGATCAAACGCTTCGAGCACCCACTTCTCTCCCGCGAGCCATGCAAGCACACGCGCCTCGATCGCGGAGAAGTCCGAGATGCAGAGCAGTTTCCCCTCGGGTGCGATAATCGCCGTGCGGATGAGCTGTGAAAGCGTATCACCCACATCGCCAAAGAGAAGGGCGACCGCTTCCCGATTGCCCCGCCGTACGAGATCACGGGCAAGATCGAGATTCTTGATGTAGTTACGCGGCAGGTTCTGCCCTTGGATGAGCCGCCCTGCCCAACGTCCCGTTCGGTTCGCGCCGTAGAACTGAAGCACACCGCGCACGCGGTCGTCTTCTCCTGCGGCAGCGTTCATCATCTCGTACTTTTTGACGGAGGTCTTGGAGAGCCGTTTGCGGATATCCAGTACCTTCGCGGCAGTATCATCCGCGACCTCGAGCGCATCGGCGACACTTTCCCTCGTCAGCTTTTCCATTTCGACGTTCGTGTTGTCGTTGAGCCATTTGAGGAGCTGATCACGGCTGTTGGGGTTGTCAAGCCCCGTAATCGCTGCGGCTTCCTGCATAAGACGCTCCTTTTCGGCCGCATCGATCTGGAGTGCGCCGCGTACGAGTTCCATGTCAAGGAGAACGCCGTGCCGGTTGATCTTCTGATCGGTCACCCACTCCGCTTGCAGTGCGATGGGAATGGGGAACGCCGCAAGGCGGCGGCAGACCTCCATTTCCGTCACAACGTCCTGCGCGTTGTACGCCTTGAATGCCTCCCACTTCTCTGGATCGTGCTCCGGCAGGTTGCGCGACCTGCCCCCGTTGCGCTTCGTTGGCTTGCACGGCAGGCAAAAATAACGGATGAGGGCTTTGCCGCTCGCACTCTTTTTCTTGTCCTGCGGTAGCCCGAGCGCCTTGCCGATGCCGTCAAGACTTTTGGGATAACCGAGATAGAGGCCGCGGAGCTGCGTGCACGCCCACTGATCGCATGGCGTAGGTATGCCGCTGCGATGGAGACAGTGCAGCTCGAATGCCGCGTTGAATGCGTGCTTCGTGACCTCTGGATCCGTGAGCGCGTCGATCACGTCGGTGGGAACTTCCTCCCCGCATGCCAGATCGACAACGTGCACCTCGCCGAAGTCCCACGCGTATGCGAATAACAGTATTTTGAAGTTCGGGCACTCCACATATTTCGGGATGCCCAGCTTGATGTCGTTCTCACTGTAGGTTTCAAGATCGATGGATAGATGTCGCATAAATAAGTCCTCAAAAGGGGGCGACTGCCCCCTCGTCCTACAGATCTTCGGGTTACATCGGTGCGCCGGTCAGCGGGTTGATCTGCGGCTGCATCACAGCGGCCGCCACCGCAGGAGATACGCCCTGTTGTGCGGCTGCGTACATCTGCCCCGTCATCGGTGCCGCCGCGTCCGGCGCACCGAACACATCATCCGCCGAGGGCAGTGTTCCTCCGAGCGGTTCACCGTCCGCGACCTTCTGCACGGGGCCGAGTCCTGCGCCGACGCCGACCGATTCGTTCTTGTAAAAGTAGAAGTTGACCAGAACGTTGGCGTACATGCCACTGTAGATCTCGCTCTGATTGAGGATCGGGTTGCGACTCAGGTCAACCACCTGCACGGGGCCGCGCGCTTCTGAAAGCCCCGCCGTGAATACCCAATGCCCCTTTGCTTCGGGGCCGAACTCCTTGCCCGACTGCGTATATCCGTCACCGTCCCAGATCACCGTCTTTGGCTTCGGAGGAACGGCATTGCCATACTTTTCGCGGCCGATGGCAATCGCCGCCTCGATGGCGTTATCGATCGCCTGTTTCTGCGTAAAATCCGTCTTCGGTACGAGGATTGTGCAGCTGTACTTCTTTTCCTGTCCGGGGTTGCGCGAGACCGCCTTGTCAAAACGAACGTACGAGAGACGCACGTTCCGCAGCAGTACATCCGAGGGTCGCATTTGATAGCTCATGATTCTTTTTCTCCTTCTGTTCCTAGATCCTGAAATACATCTGCCGCTTGCGGCACGTTCGTCATCGCAGGACGAGGATCAAATACCGGAGCGAGCGTAGGCTTGCCCGGTTCTTTGACGACCAACTTGCCGACAAGTTCCGTAAAACGCTTCTTGCCGAGTTCTTTTTCTATCTGCGCCAGCGATAGTGGTTCACGCTTATAGAGCAGACATTCATCGATGCCGTCCTTCTTGAGAATAGCGAACGCCTTGTCTGCATCCGTAAAGGAGCGTGCACCGCGTCCGGCTACCGCCTTCCAGCCGGGGACATCTTTTCCTGCCAGGCATTCGCTGAGTGCGTATTCTTGTAGATCCTCCGCCCACTTCTTGAGCGCGCCTGCAAGCCCCAAATACTGCCCGAGTTCTGTCAATGAGATAATACGGGGGTCTTTCCCCAGTGCAGGGTGCAGATCCGCGTAGTAATTGCAGCGCGCCTTGCACTGCTGCTTTGCGCGACAGAATCGACAGTGCTCACCGGGGGCGAATGAGGGACTCTTGCCCATTGCCTCTGCCGCCTTCACTTTGACGACCGTCTCGCCCCAGCGCAAAAGCTCGTCCGCCATACAGGTGAACTCGCTGATATTACCGACACGCGGCTGTACGATCGCCATTTTGACCGTCTTGAAGCGGTAGAGCAGGGCAAAGTCGTGCATCGCCCCGAGTGCATAGAGCATCATCTGCGGGTTGTGATCTGCATCGACGACAACGCCTTTGCCATGCTTATAGTCAATGACGTGCAGCGTGTCGCCCGCAAGCAGGAGACAGTCCGCCGTGCCGAAACCGTCGGGAGCGTAGTCGCTAAAGTTCACACGCCGCTCAATCTGAATGCTCGGTGGCACTACATAACCAAGTGCCGTACGTTTCACATAGTCAAGATATGTGTCCGTCGTCTCATCCATCTCTGGATCGTAAAGTTCGTGCTTCTTGAGTGCGTTGAGCTTCTTCGTATACGTCCCGCGCGGCATCGTTGTAATGTACTTCGTCAGTTTCAGCTCGCAGATCTCATGCGCGAGCGTGCCTTCTTTGGCGTACGTGCTCGTCGTGTCGGGGAACTCCGCCTCGAGTTTCGGCGCGGCGGTGCAGACGAGCCAGCGGTGTGCGCTCGACGCGCTGAGAAGTGCGTGCGCTGTAGCAGCCATCAGAGACGCGCCCCCAATGCGCGCAGATCGGCGGCGAGTGCCCCATATTGTTCTTTCGGTATATCGAGGAGCGATGTCGCACCGTACTTGGCGATGGCTGACTGGATCTCACCCATACGGTTCGCATCCATCAGCGGAGCACAAGCGAGCTGCAGCTCCTCAATCGTATACGTTGGCGCATCAGCCCTTGGAACCGGCGCGGGAGGTGCCGAAGCGGGCGCAGGTGTCGCGGGGGCGACAGGTACAGTGGACACCGTGGTCGCTGGCGCAACGGATGGTACGCTCGGTACAGGTGCCGTCCGTTCCGGCTTCGCCGGAATTTGTTCACCCACGCACACCTTCTCCGACGCGCTGACCACCTCCGAGGACTGTGTTTTGTGCGGCGCATTGGGTATCTCGATCTCTGCGCCGAGCGACGTACCGGTGAACGCCATGCAGGCATTCACGAGAGCGGTCACGCCCTCTTTACCCGCTGCCGTGAGATCCATGCCCGTAAGGCTGATATTGATGGTCATATTGACTCCTTTCTTACACCTGCATCCCTTCGGGATACTTTGTTGTGAGCGGGCGATAGTTCGGGTCAAGCTCCCGCTCCGTCTTCCCGCACTGCGGACATACCTTGTCGGGGATAACCTTTGCGTGGAAATATGCATCATCATAGCCACGATCCTCACATTCATGTCCGCAGTTCTCACAGCGGTAGATTGCACGGAAATCCCTACGGTATTGCCACAGAATCTTCTTAATCCGCATATTGATTTACCCCCTGTTCCCGTGATACAATCACGGTGTAATACCCATTGACTTGCGCTCAGAGTGGTTGCCTCCGCTCTGGCGCTTTTTCTTTGCAAAGGTAGAAATTGGAGCTCTTTAGGTTCTCAGTAACAGCCTTAAACTCTTGTGGTGTCATCTCTTCAGCTCCTTTCAGACTATCCACGCGTCATGAATTTCTGCACTGCTGATGCGTCGTGGATCACGACGTACTCCTTCCCTGCGAGCATCTCCTTCCAGATCCAGAGCAACAGATCCTCGGCGGCCGCGCGCCCCTCCCGTGTGCCGGGAAACTCGGCAAGGACACTGTAGTCCTGCCCGTTTCCTCCCGCGTAATAGGTACAGACCCGATACCCCTGGATAAAGCGATCCGTCTTCTGAGCGTGCGATGACATGTGCTTGACTACCTTGGTGTAGGAGCCGATATCTGCGATCACGCCGCTCATTGTGTAGAACTTTGTCATTTTGCAAGTTCCCTCCGATACACCTGCATTCCCTTGCGCTTGGCATATTCTGCAAGATCGCGCTCTGCGTCATCACGACACTTACGATATTGCAGCGACAGCATTCCGCGCCATCCCACACTATCGCGGCGGGGCTTTCCGGGAGCATCCGGCTTTCGATAGCGTCCCTTCCAGCTGCCATCAAGTCCCTGCATGACACGATATCTCCATCCGCGTGCATCGATGTACTCCATCATATGTCCTCCGTTTCAAAGCCCATCAGTTTCACCATACGGATGGCTTCCTCATGCTGACGTTCTGCTGTTTCCCGTGTACACGCCTCGTTCCAGATTCCCGGATTCTCATTCTCCGCATACACACAGAGGTTCGTTGTCCAGGCATCGTCACAGGGGAGTTTGTACGTGAGGATTACGCCTTCTACCTTATCGCGCCGAAAAACGGTCTTGCGCGATAACCCTTTTATACACATCTCACACTCCTCCCTTCACCCAATAGGTCATTCGCAGCTCGTCACCCGGACGGATCAAACCCTTACGGTCTACAAGCCAAGGGTTGTTCTCGTAGATCCCCTCTTTATATTCAATGATATGTCTACGGCTGCCTGTGTTTTTCTTGATGTACTCTTCGGCGATCCCCCAAAGGGTGTCACCATCTTTGACGATGTAGACCTCTTCAACCAAGACCGCATCCCGCACATCGCCCCGCGCGTGATCGCTTGCCGCCCCCGCACAGATTATCGCTGCGAGAGCGATCGCGCCTCCAACGATGACTTTTTTGCCAATCATGCAACTGCCTCCTTCTTTGCGCTCAGAAGTCCTGTATATTCGGGCAGGTCACGAATGTACTGATCGAGCGTACTCTTTTTCATCTTTCGCTGACCGCTGATCGGATCAATCGTCCAGATCAGCTCACCCTTCCCCATCTTGGCGGATACCGTATCTGGTGTCAGATCCAAACGTCGCGCAATCTCCTCGCGCCCGACGAGCCGGTCTTCCTCCTCCGAAACGGACTGCGGCTCCGGCTGTTGAGTACGGAGCGCATGCAACTCCTCGCGAACAACGATGCGGACAACACTGCGGACAACTTCCGCAAATTCGTCTTTCAATGCGTCGAATGGGTTGTTGCTCGCCATCTTTTCTTTCCTCCTCTCTGTTGTGGCAATTACGCCGCTTTGATTGCTCCTACGCTTGTAAGGATAAAGACCTCCTCGGGGGCGAGGTAGTGGATGCTACGCCGATTCGTTACGGGGTCGATCGACTCGGTGAAGTACCGGTAGTCGTCGCCGCCGCGATCAGAAAAGAGTACGATGTTCTCTCGTGGCTCGGTGAGCGTGCCCGCTTCGTTATCCATGTGGAGGTACTTGATCTCGACCTCCTTCGCTCCTACAAGCTGCGCGATGCGGCGAATATCTCCCTTGAAGTTCTGCACGGACGTGATCGCATTGACCTTGAGCCAAAAGCGGCTGTTGTCAAACCTTGCGATGCAGGTGTAGGTGTTGCCCCGTGCGGCAACGACGTTGTTCATGTTCCACTTGAGCTTCATACCTGTCCCTCCTCATGTTTGTTGATCCTTCCCAGTCGTGATACAATCACGATAAGGAGGCGATTAGAATGTACGGAATCGATATTACGTTGACTACCGGAAAAACGATTACAGTTCACGGTTTGACAGAGATTCGAGTACAGGATGAGCATGAACTTCTTGATCCCATCAAGCCAGGACAGTTCTTTGACTTTTTCTGGCTGGCAGTACATAGGTACTCTTTTATTGGCAAACGGCAAACCTGTATCGTCGATGGTAAGATGATCTCTTACGTCAACTTTTTCTTAGAGTGCTAAAAGATAATCTCGGCGTAAAGGGTACGGTTCTCGCCGTACCCTTTATTCATACTGCGATAATTTGTTTTTTACTTTTTAATTATCGCATTTACGCGACTTCTGTGCTAAAAAAAATAGCATTCAGTTCGTTGAGATCAAGGTTTAACGCTTTAGCGATAACGTTGACCTCTCGAACAGTAAAAGCCTCGCCAGCATTCTCTAATTTTCGATAGAATGTAGCTCGATTGACACCTATCAAAGCCGCCATTTTATCGGCATTGATTTTATGTTCTACCATCCGCCCCCGTAACTTATCAACATTTACCATATTCTTATCCTCCCTCTTTTTTCGCATATATGCGATTTTCTATTTGTATAATAAGCCCTAGAAGCATTTATGTCAAGAAAATTTTCGCGTCAAACGCGATTTTTATTGCATATTCGCGAAAAAAAATGATATTATCAAAAAATAACAGGAGGTGCACATTATGACCGTTGGGAGTCGCATACGGGAGTTTAGAAAGAGGCTCGGATTATCAGTCGATGATGTTGCAGAAAAGCTCGGAAAAAATAGAGCAACAATATATCGTTATGAAAGCGATGATATAGAGAATTTACCGGCCCCTATTCTTGGTCCTCTAGCAAAAGTTTTACATACAACCCCCGCAGAACTGATGGGGTGGGAATCGCCACCAATTCCTACATCAAAAGAATCTTCCACTGCTCAAGCAATAAGTATTAGTACCGCATCTGCACTTGTTTGTACCCCAGAAGAAGTCGATCATCTCAAAAATTATCGACAGTTAGACGAAGCTGGGCGGGAACTCGTAGATAGTATGATTGAGAAACTGCATGAACAGCGTTCCGTAAAATCCGACGAATCGTGGAGCGAAACTACCGGCGGCTAATCCAATCAAAAAATCCACACGAAAAAGGAGACGCGTAGCATAAGGAATTCGACAGTGTTAAATCTCAGCGAAAAATAAGGATATTCGTTAAACACCTTTATCCAATCACGACAATTAAATTAGATAATTGTGCGGAAAATAAAACGCGTTTCTTCCCACATAAAAAAAACCGCCCACCGTGCTGCAAACACGATGAGCGGCGAAGCGAGGAATCCCCGAGGAGATATACAAGCCGTAGCAAGCAAAGTATAGCACACCTTCGGGGATTATTCCACAACGAATCTTCGGAGGTATAGCATTATGGCAAAGAAGGCAACGATTCGCACCCGCAAACGGGGTAAGACCTACTCCTATTCCTTTGATGCAGGCAGAAACCCAATGACGGGCAAGCGCAAAGCAATCGAGAAGGGCGGCTATGCGACCGAGCAGGAAGCGTATGATGCGGGTGCTGCAGCATACGCAGACTGGAAGTCCGGCAACATCGGCATCACCAGCGAGCGGATCACGCTGCGCGACTACCTCGCTGCGTGGTTGGAGAACGTCATGCGGCCGAATGTATCCCGAGGGACGCATTACGACTATGAGTCTGTGATCCGCGTGCGGATCAATCCGATCCTTGGCGATATTTATGTCCAAGACCTGCGTCCCCGTGATGTCGATGCGTGGATAAAAAGGCTTGCGGAAAAGGGACTCTCAAAAAGCTCGTTATCACTTTCCCGTACGGTTCTTTCATACGCATTGAAATACGCGATATATCCGGCAGAGATTATTACATCCAACCCCTGTGCAGGTATCAGCATTCCCCGCTCGGCACCAAAGAAGCTCGTTGAGCGAAGCATCATCACGCCAGAGCAGTTCGCGGCACTCCTCAAGAAATGCCCTATCGGGCATAAACATCACATGCTTCTGCGGCTCGCATACCATACAGGTGCGCGTATCGGTGAAGTACTGGGCCTGACATGGGACGATGTGGATCTCCAAAACAGTACTATCCATATCTGCCGTCAACTGTCAAGTGCTGGACGCAGATGCTGCATGTTCTTTTCCGAGCCAAAGAGTAGTGCAAGCACGCGTAAGATTTACATTGATGGCGGGATGGTCAATGCGCTTCGTGAATGGAAAATAATACAGGCACAAAATGAACTGCGGCTTGGGAATGCATATCAGATCGTCTATGAGTGTCCGGACCGGCGTGTCTACACCGCGCCAAAAATTGAAGCCGCGCCCGAAGGCCTGGTACGCCGCCCACTTGTCTGCTCTGACCGTTTCGGACTCCCCGTAAGCTATGCTTCCCTGCGTCACCTCTTATCTGCGCACGGGCTAAACTCGCACAGTTTTAGGCACACACACGCGACACGGCTCATTGAAGCCGGAGCGAACCCCATTGATGTCGCCGCCCGTCTCGGACACGCGGACGTGTCTATCACGCAAAATCTCTACGCGCACGATACCGAGGAGATGCAGCGTGAAACAGCCGCCATCTTCGGCCGTTTTGTAGACAAGTAGTTCTGTAGGCAAATGGTAGACAAATGAACGCCCGATTGCCGAGAATCCGCGAAATACAAAAGGATTGAAAAAAACTGTATAAAACGTATTCATTTTCCAAGCGTTGAATTGTAATGGTTTTTCTTGTTGTCGGTATTCGTGGTACACCCAGCAACCGTGTGCTTTCACGGTAGTTTTTAGGAGGATCTTTCCCGAATGACGATTTGAGCTTTTTTCAAAGGTTTTTGCCAGCATGGTAGACAAGTTGTAGACAAAAATAAGAGGGACGGCGCAGGTCACGCTGTCCCTCTATTTCTTATGCTGTTCTATCCATTCGCCCCATGTGGGACACGATCTAATATCTCCTGCGAGATAGTGCGACAATGTCATGGCATACGAAGCCCCAACCATACGACATTTTTCAGAGCAATAATGCCGTCTTCTGTTTGAGATTTCTTTACCGCATACTATGCAGTCCTTTACCGCCCATTTTTTCGTTAGAGATTTCCACGTCTCCAACAAATCGGAATCTCTTTGTTTTCCCTTGCGCCCCTTACGTCGCTCTTTTTGTCTTTGCCCTTTGGCTTTTCTCCTTTCTTCGGTATCGTTTGCGTGATACCATACTAATCCTTGTCTGCGATCAGAGGCCTTCCACGCCTCTTTTGCGCATTCAGAGCAGTACCGCTGACGCGCAGATGCATAGACAAATTCGCGACCGCACACCTCGCAGCGACCTACGCTCTCTCCCAACGAGAGTGACAGGCCTCTCTTGCGTCGCTCGTTATACCGAGCTTTCTGTAATTCTTTCCGTATCTCGCGGCACTCAGGGCAGTACCACGCGCGCGGCCCGCCATCAAAAACAACCCCGCACTCGCGACAAGTGCGGGGTGCTATGGTCGATTTTCCTTTTTTCATTGTCCGAGCCGCTCGATGAGTGCGAGCCTTTGACCCGCCCCCATCTCTGCCACCTTGCGGCTGAGGGTCTCCCGCTCCTCCTCTGTCCCTATGGACACATCGAGAACGTCTAAGTGGAGGCCGCGCACAAATCGACGATTAACACCTGCGCCGCAAATCGCCTCACCAAGAATCATCGTCTCATCCTCCGAGAAATCCGGAATCTCTTCGAGATCGAGCAGAATCCCATACCTTCTGACGATTTCGCTGAGCCGTCCAGAAAAGCTCGTATCAGAGCCTTCAAGCTCCTCTGCAAGCATCTCGAGGGGCTCACTCATGTAAATCTGCTTTGTTTTTGCCTTTGCCATTTGATTCTCCTCCTCTACACACCTAAGAGGGGCTTGCGCCCCTCCCTCTTCTTTATGCCACTTCAAGAATGCAAGCACTGCGGAAACGGTGGTGCCCCGCCAATGTAATCCTTGTAGTCCTCCTTGCACTCCTCGTGCATAGAGTTACATGCGCGGTAGTCTGCGACTTTTCCCCAATCGCAAGCCCCGTCCTCTTCGCACCACTCAGGGTCGTAGTCGTCGAGGATATCCCAGAATACTTCGTATACGGGGATAAACCCGTCCTCATCTGCCTCATCATCGGGGCAGAACGCGTCGGCGACGTAATACCCGCGAGAGTCTGCGGGACCGTCTAGGTACGCTTCCTGCATGAGAACGAATCTCTTTCCGTTCTCATGCTCACAGTCATGCTCAAATTTCATTTTGATTTCCTCCTTAATTCCTTTGGGCTTTCGCCCCTGACCTTTATCTTGATTACATTATAGCGTATATATACATATTTGTCAATAGTTTATATACATATATTTTTATTTTTATGTGTATATGTTTAGGGGCACAAAAATAAGCCCCGAGGTCTCCCCCGAGGCTGTCTATTACCACTCCGCGACGTTATACATCACCGTCGCGCCCTTACACCTTGTGCCGTCGAAATGCGCCAACGCCTCAAATCGTCCCTGCTCATATCCGACGGTCATCATAGCCTTGCCGTCAATCATCGTTGCCCCCGCTTTGATGCGGTGGTCTTTCCTTAGGTTGATCTTATATACATCAACCTTCTGCTGATCTGCTGGCAGGTCTTTTCCGTCCTTGTCCTTTGTAATCGGCGTGACAACGGTGCGGTCTGTCTTCTCCCGCGCCGCCATTGGCAGAGCAGCATCGTCCGTGCGTATCTGCCGCTCTACCACTGTAGCCGCCCGCTCCACGGTCGGAGCGGTGACGTAGTACGTCGTGCTTGGTGCTTGCCTACCTCGCTGCACATCTGCAAGTTTCCGCTGCAGGTCTGCAGCATTACGCTCAGAGATATCGAGCTGCGCCCGCAGCGCCGCCGTGTCCTGCGTCTCCTCCTGCGTCATGACGGCAGGTTTTTCCGTCGCTGTCTGCTCGGGCACGGAGTGCCGACCGAGGGCGTACGCAATGCCAAGAATCAAGAGCAGCATGATGAGGAGGATGACGAGCAAGACTGTTTTATGCTCCGTGACCGTCGTCCGTGTCCGTTCAAACATTGTAATTACCTCACAGTGCTTCGTAGTCGGTCACGCCGCGTGCAATGGCACGGGCGAAGTCGTCTTTCCGCTCTCGTAAAAGCGCTGCGTCGCTTTCGTTGTCGATAAAGGCCAACTCAACGAGGACGGCAACCGCGTCAGTGTTGCTCAGAACATACAAACCGTTGACACCGGGCTTCGCGTCCTTCACGCCACGATCCACAGTTTCGAGCGCATCCACGATCTGATTCTGGATGCACTGTGCCAGCTTCTTGCCTTCGCCGCTTCCGTAGTAGTGCCAGACCTCCGTCCCCTGTGCTACCCCGTTACAAGCATTGCAGTGGATGGAGATAAACACATCTGCACCCATACGATTGGAAGCCGATACAACTTCACGGAGACTGTCGGACTGCAAGTTGCCGACTACCTCAACACCTGCGGCGGTGAGATAGCCCGCAACAAGGTCAGCGACGTTTTTCGCAACGTCACATTCCCGCAGCCCATACCCGCACGCGCCGGGGTCGGGATTTCCTTCTGGTGCATGCCCCGGGTTCAAGAATACTTTCATTTGTCGTTTTCTCCTTTCGTGTGCATATCTTTATCGCTGTACATCCGTAGCAAAGTGTTTTGTAGTTGCTGAGGGATAGGAAGCCCTATCTTTGTCGCATTCTCGATGATCGAAATTCCTTCATTCGAGATGTAGAAGAAGATCACGGCAGAGCGCAGGACACAACCGCTTCCGATGATGTGAACATCAAGGACATTCGCCACGCCGACGAGGGTGAAGATATAAACTTTCTTACAGATGCCCTTAAAGCCGATGGCACTTGAAAGATTCTTCTCTGCGATGGCTTTGAGCACGCCCGTGATATAGTCCGCTACGACAAATGCAATGAGCGCATAGAGAAGATCGTCAAAACTGCCGAGGAACTCTCCGATGACGATACCTATGGCCGCCGCATAGAGGCGTATGGTAAGAATGGGATCCATACTAAACAACTCCTGCCTTTTTCCATTTATTGAGATTGCTCATCCTGCGCAGACGGTAGTTATAGCATCCGCGCATCAGTTCCGTAAGCTGACCGTCTTTCCATAAATATAAGGGCGAGCCTGTGCTGACCAGATATTTCCCCTGTCCCAGAGGACAGAGACTTGTACGGGCAGTCGGATTTGTTGGAATCTTCATGAGCAGCTCATCCTTTGCACTGTAAATCTTTGAAATATATTTTTTCCCGGAGATAAGATAATCCAGATTTGCGGGAAAGCGCATATACATTCCGTCATGGATTGGATAGCGGACACTGTAATCCGGTGCGCTCCATCTGCTTTCCGAAGTATAGGTTTCCCCTGTAACAGAGTCTCTTGACGTTGTTTTGGTTTTCTCCATCCAAGGCTCAAGATTGCTGCCATCGAAGAACACATAACGGTCGGTGCTGACATGACTTCCGTTTTCCCCATGCTCTGATATGGAGTGCCATATCATCACTTTGAAGTTCCCTTCTTTATCCACCCGCCCGCCTTCTGTTTGACAGCTATAGAGGTCAGTGGGCCCGGATACGGCGGGAGCACCAAACATCTGCACAAGATCGTATGCGGCGATGATCTCTCCGTTCCGTTTGACAGAGAGAATACTGTCACGCTGATCTGCCCCGATGAGCGGGAACACGAGGACATTCACAGCTTCGAGGGTATAGAGATTTCCCCGCTCATCCATTTCGGCATCGAGCATTCCATAGCCTGAGACATACGCGAAGTGGCGGCTGCTGTTGACCATCCATATATCCTCTTTGGAAAAGCCGAGCGGATGAATCTTTCCTTTTGCATAGTACGAATGGAGCATCTGGTTTTTTTGATCCTTCCACTTTATCTGGAGGAGCGGTATGCCGGAAAGGGCATTCGTCGGAACATAGCTGCTGCCACCCTCGGATTCATGCCCGTAGACGCAACGACCGTCCGTCCAGATCCACTCTCCCTCACGAACCGTTCGATTCCCTATGCAGGTAAGCCATGCGCCATCCGCAAGCACCCGATTTCCGCTCACAGCTTTCACTCGCGCCCTGTGCATCGTCTCACGCTCCCACGATGACGGCGGTACCGCCCCTTGAAATCTGTACCCACACTAGACTGCCGTCTGACGTATTGCAGTCCACTGCCGCACGAAAAGGATATGACCGCTCGCCGATATGAACACGTCCATTCTGAATCCTTCCGCGCTGAGCCTGTGACTCAACCACCTTCGAGTTCTTTATCCCTGCCCGTATCGCCGCTGCGAGCCCCATAACGCCGTGCATCAAAACCACCTCACCATCTTGATCGTCTGCCGCAGAAGGCGCGGCGTGAGTTCCACCGTGTTCGATTGCAAGAAGTATTCGTGCCCCTCGAAGCGGATGCGCTCGGTGAAATCGACGATGTGGTCAATATCGGGAACACCGTTTTGAATCCGCGCACGAATTTCGAGCGTGACCGTCTCTTGTGTCTTGCGGTTGAGCCATTCGATCTCTCTCGTCAGCGTCTGCAAATACTCCGCGCCTACAACGGGAAATTCGGTGTCGATGAGCGAGGAATACGGCAGCGTATCGTCACTGGCGTAATGAGCGCCAAGGCTCAGATTTGACTGCTCGACAGTGAACTGACTCGCCTTGCCGCCGGGTTTTCCCTGCGAGAGAGAACTTCCTTCAAGCACTCCATCCACATAGACCGTGGTCGCATACCATCCGTAGCCGAGCGGCGCGTGGTAGGTAACGCGCTCTGTTCCCTTCTCACGGCTCCAATCTTCCCAGTCATATTCCGTATGCTTCTTTCCGTCATTGACCGCCTCGGTGGTACGCTCCCGCTCCTTGAAGAGATAAACGTCACGCCCTGTAGAGGCGTATGAGTAATCCGTACGGCTTGTCGAGCCGTCAACATTGTGCGTGCGCTTTTCGGCGAGATATTCCCCATCATAGGAATAGGTGCTGTAGCCGTTCTCATTCGTCTCACGCACGAGAAAGCCGTTGGAGTAGGCTCTGCTGATTTCTTTGAAAGAAATCGTGCCCGTAAAGGGAACAGGCACAGTATCTTTCTCGTTGTGCGCCCCGGTGGAATCGTTGTGAGAACTGTGCCAGACGGAGCGCAGAAGTTTCCGCTCGATGGTCGGCTGTGCGTGCGGCCAGTTCGTAATATCTACCACAGACTCTTCCATCCCGCGCTGAATGACGTGGAGCGTATCGCCACGAATAAAGACGTTGATCTGACGCTGCGGCAGTTTTGCCGTCCATCCGAAGAGTGCGGAGATGAAGTCATGGTAGGTCATACCGCTGCCCTCGAAGTTCTGCGACGGTGTAAAGTCGTCCGTCAGACGATGCAGACGAAGACCAAGTGCCGCCGCAATCTCCGCCGCATAGCGCGACACCTTCGCCCGCTCGACATAGATATGGATGGGCGTGTAGAGGAGAGTGTCCTTACTGTACGTCCCCTTGACGGACTGCACGATGCCGCGCTGACTCGTTTCCTCGACGAGAAAACGGAAGGCATAGTCCATCACCCGCCCCTCTACGCATGCACCGACAGACAGTGGTTGAACTGTTTCGAGTTGGATGTTGTCCGATAAGCTGAGTTCGCCGAGCGTCACGGAGAACGAGCGAATGCCCCTCTCCCTAAACTCTGCGTAGGTAAGCGTGTGCGGAATCTCGATTTTCGTGTCTGCAAGAATCCGCGACTGCCTAATGAGTCTGCGCTTCGTATCTGCCAACGCTGCTTCACGATGACCGATGCGCCGCTGCGTGTCGCCCATTACCATGATTTTCTTGACGATCCGAATGTCGCGCAGGGTATCTGCATGCGTAACGATGGATGTGTTCAGACTGCGCGACGTATCTCCGCGCACCTGCACAGGCTGACGAAATACGGGAATCACCGTAGCGTATATGAGCGATTTTAGATGAATGCGCCCCAGCGGCAGCCACGCAATGCAGACGCTTGGTTTTAGCTTGATGCTCATGTTCCCGCTCTCCATCCGAACTGCCGTCCTGTGAGTTCCGCAATCGACATGGAGACGGATCTTGCGTCCGCGACAACAGAAGTCGGATTCTGCTCTACGATATGTCTCCCGTATTCGGTGACAGTGCCCCCGCTCTTTTCAAGTGCCGTCAATGCACACAGTCCTTCTGCCGTACGGTGGGCAGGATTCCCGAGAAGAGAAATCCCCGTCACACGCGAATCCGCTCCGTACTGCGTGATAAGTGACGAGACATCCACCGTTTGCAGAAGTTCTTGATTCGCAGCCGTCGCCTCATAGCTGCCATCCCCATAGTCGGTCATATTTGTCTGTGTCTCTTTGACTGGCAACATAACGACCTGCTCTTTCGGGTTGATCGCCTCATCCGAGAAGATGAGGTTAGATAACAGGGCATCGCTGCTTTTGCTGCGGAGGGTTACTGTCTTTGCTTCGGAATCCCCGGCATACCAGAGTTCTTCGTTCTGTGCATGGTAGATTTCATGCCCGTTGACCATGACGTGCATGATTCCATCGGCATGATTGCCCTGCTTGATATGAAACCATAACGTGTTGACAGCATCCGTGCGGATCACCCCTGATGTGTCGGTGAGACTATATATGTTACTGCCGTCTTTACGAATCTCGATATCCCATACAGCGCGGTCCGGGATGATCTTGATGCCGTTATAGTATCCGATACATACCCACACAAGCGCATCTTCTGCATTCGTTGGATTTTTTAGGAACACATCGAACCGCCCGTATAGCTCCGTCGGGATCTCCGAGAGCGAAAGCCCCCTGTTCATCTGCGTTTGCCAAAAAGATACGCCTGTTTTACTGTACTGCTCCCCTGTTACCGTTGTGCCCCCACGAACCGATAGCAGTTCCGCATAACCCGGATTGATGTATTTGAACGCCATACGGAACCTCCTCAGCCCGACACAAGAAGTCCTTCTGCCTGAATGTCCACGCTCACATCCTGCTGGGGTTTCTCGTCTGCCGTGCTGATTGCCTTGACCCAGAAAATAGTATTCCTATCAGCAACATTGGATAATGAGATACTGTCTTTCCATTCGGCAGACTCCAATGCCGTTTCGGCAGTGTATTTGTTATCCGTCGCGGCTTTCCACTTGTCCGCATGATCGCCAATGAATTTGACTGTAAGTGTTCCGTCAATGTGGAAGCCGCTCTCACAGCGTACGGCACACTTGACGGCTTTCTGCTCGCCCTTGCCCGCATCGAGCAGGACGGAGATAGGCGCGAGTTCCGTGCCGGAGCTGACCTCCGTTCCGTCTTTGCCGCCCTCGGTTGGATTGTTCATATAGATATGCAGCAGTTCTGCCACTCTTACACCCTCCAAAATTCCAGAGACAGTTTATATACCTTCGGGAAATGTGCCACGTACTCGTAGGATTTCACCACAACACGCATGGAGGACAGGATATTCCCGCCCTCGTCTGTTACGGACACCATTGCGCGGCTGTCCCAGTAGCCCTTGATTTTCTCCCAGTCGGCAGAAGTCACAACAACGGTGCAAGAGATACGGTCGCCCTCTTGGATATGCCCGAAATCCTGCACGACCACACCGCCGACAATCTCCAAAAGCTGCTGACGGTCGTCAGGAACGATCTGCCAGTTTTCAACGGATAAGGTTCGCACCTCACCAATGTGAATATGAATTGGAATCACCTCCAAGTGCATTCTCGACGGCAGGGCGGATGCGGTCGGCAACATGATCGGCAAGCATACGCATTCCCTCGGTGTCCTCCGTGACGGCGTTCTCGATTTGTACCTGTATGTGAATCTGGCGATTGTCCGTCATGGAGGGAGCGGACTGATTCCCTTGTTGTGGAACACTAGCACCCTGCCCCGCAGTTTGAATGCTCTGCGCCTGCCCTCCAAGCCCTGCCATCATCTGTGCATACGAGAACTCCTGCCCGTTGACACGGAGGCGGGAACTGTCCTCACGCTTCTCGGGAGCAAAATTCGGCAGGAGATTCTCCATCGCCCATTTGCGCCCAGACTGGAACTGTTGAAGCAGTTCCGGGGTAAGCCCCAAGTCCTCTGCCGTAAATTTGTTCTTTTTGCGAAGGTACTCCATCAGCCCGACCTGCCCGGACTCTTTGAATACCTTGAGTTCCTCTTTCTGGGAGCGGAGGACTTCCAGAGCGGCGTTACGCTTGGCATCGAGTTTTTCTTTCTCTGCCCACCGTGTCGCCTCAACCTCATCCAGACCTTTCTGGATCCACGCATCCTTCTCACGCTCAATCTCCGCAAGGCGATTCTCAAGTTCGGTCTTCCAGATGGCACTGATGTTGGAAGCGACATCCCGCTCCCACTGCTCCATCACTCGCGCCTTGCTCTCACTCAGCCACGCCTGTGTCTGCACCTCATCCAAGCCCTTCTGACGAAAGGCATCGGCTTCGCGAGCGATGGAATCCAGCTTGTTTTGGAGATCCGTTTTGTAGAGCGCATTCGCCTTGTCCACAACGTCCCGCTGAAAGTCGGCATAGATTTTCGCTTCCTTTGCGAGACGGTATTCGTCGATGAGGTGAGGATCTGCGCCCTTCTGAAAGAACTCGAAGGATTCGCGATCCAGAGCGTGAAGACTGTTCTGGATGTCCGTATGAGTCAGTGTATATAAGTTGTCCGTCAGTTGCGCGGTCGCTTTTGCGGATTCACTGACCGTCTTTGCAGCATCTTTCTCGGCTGCTGCACGGATCGACGCAGCTTTGGCATTCTGCTCCTGCGCCTTGGCGTTCTTCTCCGCCTCGGCACGGGCGCTCTCCTCTGCCGCAGCTTTCTCTTTGGCAAGTTTCTGCTGTTCTTGGTACTGCTTGTATTCATCCCCGTAGAGAGCGTCGAGAACCGTACCGCCAAGGAACGGGATTGCAATCAGCGGAGATGCCACAGGATGATTTTTGAGGAGCCACGAATTTGCCTCGGCGTGCTCATTGACCTTATGAATCTGTTCACCCACAAAGCCCGCGAGCTCCGCGACGGTCTTGAGAGCCTCGCCCCATCCGAGCACGGCATCCTTGATCTCGTCCTTGCTGTCGCGAATTGTCTCGATGAACGTCTGGAAACCGTCATTGATTTCCGGCATCAACTCCTCGGCGGCAGGAAGGAGTGCCGCGCCGAGGGCAAGTTTCAGCTGTCCCGCTTCCATCTCCATTTCACGCCATTTGAGATACGTCTCATGCGCCTGTTCGGGGTCAAGCAGTCCCGTGGTCTTGACACGCGAGGAAATGGTCATGAGATCGTCATACTGTTCGAGAATGGGGATAAGAGCCGCACCACGCGCTCCAAGCACCTCGGCGGTATACGCTTCCTCCATTCCCGCTTCGCTTGCCGTCTTGTATCCCTTGGCAAGCTGCGCAAGCTGCTCATTCAGAGGCAGGAGATTCCCCTGCTGATCTTTGAGCGCAATGCTGAAATGCGAGAGGGCGCGAGACGTGTCATTCCCGCTATTCCCCGCCGCAGATACCTGCTTGTCAAGACGTGCAATCAGAGGTATGACGTTCTTGATATCGGTATCCGCAAGTTGGAACACCCGATTGAGCGTCGCCGCCTCACCCGCAGAGACGTGAAGCCGCTGTGTGAGCTTGTAGACATTCTCACCCGCAAGCATCGCATCCTTGGTGATGTTGAACAGTCCTGCTCCGGTCGCCGCAACAGCCATAACAGCAGCCATCTTTGCCGAGAGAACGTTGAATCCGCTCGTGAGATTCCGAACACCTGCCTGTGCCGCCGTCATTCCTGCGGAGATGCGCCCGCCAAGTGTGCCGGAGAGGACCGCACTTTCCTTGAGACGTGCATTGAGTTTCCGAACCTCGGCTTCGGTCTGAGCGACCGTCCGCTGCTGACGGAGAAGATTGCTCTCCGCACGCCGATAGGACGCGCTGTCCACGCCGTCATTCTTCTTGGCAGACTGCAAAACAGCCGCAAGAATCTGCTCTTTCTGCCGCTGAATATCGAGCTCTCGGTTGATCGCCTGATGACGCACCTTGATCTTATCCAGTTCCGTACCCACACCGTCGAGTTTGGCAAGGTCGGCATCGAGTTTCAGATGAATGTTGTTTGCCTTGCTGTTCAGCCGTGCAATGGAATCTGAGACGGTCTTGCCCGCCGTGTCGAAATCGAGCTGCAGCTGAGCGATGTTGAGACCGATGTCGAGATAGAGTTCATCAATCTTCTGTCCGCGTTTTGCCACCCTATCCCCTCCCTACATCACGTCGTCAATAAATCGCTCAGGCGGCTGTTCGCACAGTACCGTCACGACAAGCTGATCGAGCAGGAATCCAATCTCATGTGAATCAACCTCGTACATCGTCCACCCGTAGGCGGACTGCAGCCGTTCGTAGTAGCGCAGTAAGTTCTGGTACGGAGAAAGAACTACGCCTCTTTCCCCGTCTTTCCGTTTGGGAGGTTCACCAGTTTGGAAAACGTCAGCGACTGAATCCAACGGAAAATGGAGCGCGTCAACGGTACGATGTCCGCGACATCCACGTTCTCTTCCACGGATTCCCGCGTCACTTCGTCCCTGCCGAATCCAAGGACGATCAGACGGACGTGCGCATCCAAGAACGACTCAAGATCCATATCCTGTTTCTCTGCATCAAAAAAGGCAAGGAACTCGCGCCACACCTTCATCTTCGGAGGATGCGGCGTGATTTCCCTGCCCGCAATATGCAGCGTCGGTGTTTCCATCGTGACCTCCCTCAGACCTGCTCGTACCACTTCGTTCCTGTCTCTGCGGCATATCCCGCCGCCTCCTCATCTGCCTTGGCGTAGGACAGCCCGTCCGAGAGACGGTAGATCGCCTTTGCCGTCAGCGTCGGCGTGTCAAACTGAATGCTCCCCTGCTTTGAGTTGCCACTCTCGGAGGGTTCGAGGAACTGGACTTTGTAGAATTTAGTGAAGCGTTTCTTGCCGTTGCGCTTGTCCGACTGGAAGAGGACGGCGAAGTACGGTGCAACATCGTCCTTACCTGCCTTCATCACACCGTTCTCGATACTATGCCCCAGAAGGTAAGCCGTATATTCGAGCGGCAATGCGGCAGTGTCGAAGGTCAGATCGTAGGATGCGGTATTGGATGCTGTGTCTACGGACTGCCCGTCGGCGAACAGCTCCGCCTGATTCGTCTGCGGCTTGATGTCCACCTTGCGCAGAAGTTTCCCAAGGGGAATCGGAGCCTCATAGGTCGCAGCCCCTCCTGCCACATCAGTGAGCATCTTGGCGATATGAAGTTTCTGGATGTTGATGAACTGCCCGCTCGTAAGATTCCCTGCGGGCTTTGCTGCCGGTGTTGGACTTGGCATTTTATTCTTCCTCCATTGCTGTTCTGTAATCTGTGATTTCCACAAAAATATCTTTCTCTGTCAGTTCCTGCGTCTGTGCACGGACAAAGCCGAGCGGCAGGAGCGCACTTTTTACGGCTTTATGAATCTCTCGAAACCGTCCATCCTTCGTCAGAATATGGATACGCACCGTGATTCGGCGTTCCAGTTCCGTGCCGTCTGCCGATAGTGCGGGAACATCCGAAATGACGGAATAGACGATGATTGGATACGTCCCTGCGTCGGGACTGCGCCCGTGGTAGATGCCCTTCTTCCCGTGAGCGAGAAGCTGCGTCAGCTCCTTTGAGCGCACAAGTGCCTGATACACCATCTTGGCAGCACTCATTTCCCTCGCCTCCGAATGGTAGACTGTACGGCATCGACGATGGCAGAACGAATACTGTCCTTCTTGGCATCAAGCGCAGGATAGAGAAACGGTCGGTTGATCCTCGGGCTGAACTCAACGAGTACGCCATAGAATACGCCGTCACTGGATTCTGCATCCGCTGCAATGCGCCAAACAGATCCGTCCTTTCGGCGCAGCCGCTTATGAATGGAATCTCTCAGCGCACCTTTGATGACGCGCTTATCTGTTCCCGCATAGACGGGACAGCGGTTCTTTGCCTCTGCGACCACATCGTCCGCGCCTCGCTCAAGGGCTTCCTTTGCCGCAGCCGTCGCCTCCGCGCCGAGTTCTGAGAGGATCTTCTCAGCAGAGACGAAACCTCGGTATCTAGCCATCTTCCACCAACTCCCTGCATTCCAGAACAAGCCACCGTTTCTTCCCGCCGAGCGGATACGGCGGCGCAATCGGCATGAGCATTTTGTCGCCCCAACGGATGCGATCCGTCACACACATATCCTTGCGGCAGCGGATCACAATGCGGTAATCCACCTCCTGCACCTTCTCCGCATAACCGTCGGAGATTTTCGCGGCAAAGGGCAGAACAAGCGCCCACGCTTTACCGACTTCCTGCACAGACGATGAGAGGATATTCCCTTCATCGTCTGTATCCGTTACGGGTCGCAGGATGGAAATCCGATGGCGCAGTTCACTCATGGACACTCGCACTTAAAAGACCTCCCTTCGAACACCGAAAAGTAACGCACGCAGCGTCAGCGCAAGCCCCCTGTGATCGGCTTCCTCCCGGTGTTCGTAGAGATAGGACACAGCGTAAAGCATTGCGATTCGTACCGTCGCACACTCTTCCACCTCTGTAAGATCCTTCACGCGCAACAGAGCAACGCAGAGTTGCTGCGCCGTTTGCAAGAAGCTCTCCAAAAGAGTGTCCTCCTCGTTGTCGTCAATACGTAGGTACTGCTTGACCTCCGCAAGCGGCACAATCATAGAATCACCTCCTCTTACGCCACATCCGACTTTTATGCCTTGATCTTCAAAACCTTCACCGCTTCCTTCTGAACAAGTTTTCCGTCGATACGTTCCTTCATGACAAAGGCGACCATTCCGTGTTCCGCAAACAACTCCTTGAGCACCTGCAGTGAGCGCACGCCGCGCTCTCCGATGTTGTAGTAAGAGAAGTCTCCAAATGCCAGAACAGCCTTGCCCGCCTCCGGCGTCGGCATATAAGGGGTCGTATAGACAGGGAAGCCAAGCAGACGATCCGGTTCACTCATCTGATATGACGGTTGCCAGAGATAGACACCATTCGCGTCCTTCAGTTTACGGATTGCCGCAAGTGTGTGGTCATTAGCAAGGAATGCGGCATTCTTACGATAGGGGCGCTTAAGGTTATAGATGAGTGTCACAAGTTCGTCCGCCTTGAGCTTTGCTTCCTCTGTCTCGATCGCAGATGCCGCATCGAGCAACCCTGTCGGCTTGTGCACGCCATCGCCAAGAAGGAACGCCTCCTCCTCCTTATCACCGAGCGCCTTGCCGAACTCCGTGATCAAATAGTTCTCAAGATTGAAAGCGTTATCGTAGAGAAGCTCCTCCGATACCTTGACCGCGACATGCAGCTTGTGCGCGTCAAGAATGACCTGTGCAAAGGTCGCATCTCCGAATGTGAGCGCGGCACCCTCATCAATCCATGCTGCTGCGGGTTTTGTCGCCGTGATGTTGATCTTATGCTCCCCGCTTGTAGTTATCACTGTCGCAAGCGGACGCAGGACGTTCTCCTCATTCAGAACATCGATCAGACGATTATCGTACTCCTCGGGAACAAGATAGCCGCCGCTTGCATCTGTTCCTTCGACCAGCTCATTGCTGACCTGTTGGAACTTCGAACGTAATGCGTTGAGCATTGCCATGCGGTATGCCTCGCTCGCCCGACCTGTTTTTTCCGATGAGCCTGCTCCGGTCGGTACGTTTGTGATTGCAGCAGCCGTCGGCGCAGTGAGCTGTGCCTCGAGAATCATCTGACGCTCCATGCGCTCAATGTCCTTGCCGAGCGCGAGCACCTCGTTCTCCATCTTCTCGTAAGTTTTCGCATCTTCGGCCGAGAGATGACCGTCCTTTTCGTGAGAATCCAGAAACTGCTTTGCCTGTTCCCACATTTCTGCACGCTTCTCGCGCATTGCCAAGATCTTATCCATATTCTTTTTCCTCCGTTAATGTGGAATAGAAAAGAGCCGCTTCTTAAACGACTCTGCATCGACATTTTTGACTTGTGCCCCCTGCCCGAATTTCGAGAGCAGGGAGTTCGTGACGGCGGCACGGGAAAAAATTAGTCCGTCCGCCACCTCGGCCACAGGACGCTGAACGTCTGCATAGAGAACGGAATCCGCGAAGCCGAGTTCCACGGCTTTCTTTGCATTCATCCACGTCTCGGCATCCATCAGCCGTGAAATCTTCGCACGAGACAGCCCCGTCTTGATCTCGTAGGCGTTGATGATACTCTCCTTGATCTCGGCAAGAAACGTGATCGTCCGCTCCATCTCGTGCGTATCTCCGATGGAGATAGTCATCGGATTATGGATCATAATGGTGGCCACGGGCGACATCTCAACCGTCGATCCTGCCATCGCAACGACGGATGCAGCTGATGCCGCGATCCCATCAATTTTGACAGCGACGTTCCCCTTATACTCCATGAGCATATTGTAGATCTGTGCTGCTGCATAACAGTCGCCGCCCGGCGAGTTGATCCAGAGATCAATATCTCCCTCGGCTGCGTTCAGCTCAGAGCGAAAGATTGCAGGTGTGACCTCATCGCCCCACCACGTTTCGTCCGAGATTTCACCGTCCAGAAACAAGATACGCTTTTCTCCCTCGTTCCGTACCCAGTTCCAAAATTTACGTTTCATCACTTACTCCCTTCTGTCTGCCGGCAAACAGCCCTGCGTCTTTGAGTTTTGTCATATTCCCGTTGATAAGATACAGATCACCGCCCTCAGTAGATTCAATCGGATTCATATCCTCAAGACTGCGGATGTCGTTTGCTGAGAGCCATCCGTTCTGCCGCCCGATGGCATAGCCCTCCATACGGCTCTTGTAGTCCCCGCGCAGCAGTCCGTCCACGTTGAAACGGATGAAGTAATCCTTCCGCTCCTTGTCCGTCAGCAATGCCTTTTGAAGCGACTGTTCCCACCGCATGACCCACGGATTCAAGGTGTACTTGACGAACTCAAGCGACTGCTGCTCGATGTTCGAAAACGAGGATTTCTCCAAATCTCCGACCATATGCGGCGGTACACGGTAGAGCCGGGCAATCTCGTCGATCTGAAACTTCCTCGTTTCAAGGAACTGCGCCTCCTCGGGCGGTATGGCAATCTGCTGATACTTCACGCCTTCCTCAAGAACGGCAATTTTTCCTGCATTCTTCGTGCCGCCGTAGATGGACTGCCAGCTCTCGCGTAGCCTCGACGGATCCTTGAGTACACCGGGATGTTCGAGCACACCCGCAGGCCGCGCACCGTTCTGAAAGAACGTCGCTCCATACTCTTCCGTCGCAAGAGCAATGCCGATGGCCGTCTTTGCCATCGCGATCGGCGAGTAGCCGACCAGACCGTCAAAGCCAAGCCCGGGAATATGCAGCACATCTGTCCGACGCAGACGAATCTGACCCGCCGCTTTGAAATTCGGATTCTCCTCCATGCTTCTCGTGTAGGTGTAGTAAAGTTCACCTGTCCGACTGTCGCGGCTGACCTCCATTTTGTCCGGGAGGAGCGGATAGAGTCCGATCACCCGTCCCATGCCGTCGCGCAGGATCTGTGCGTAGGCATTCCCCCACAGAAGAAGATGCGTCATCAGCGTCTCGCGGAATACGAAACTCGTCATCTCGGGATTCGGTGCATCGTGGAGCAGGAAGTACAGCGGATGCTCCGGCACACGTTCCTTGCCCTGCCCTTGGTAGGCATAGACATGAAGCGGCAGCCCCGCGATGGATTCGGCGAGGATGCGCACACAAGCATAGACTGCCGTCGTCTGCATCGCAGTCCGTTCATTGACCACCTTTCCTGCCGCCGTCGGTCCAAACAAAAAGACTAGGCCGCCGAGAAGATTCGTAGGCTTGTCCCGGGATCGAAAAAGTTTGCTGAAAAAATTCATGTGCATCACCTCTTGTTCAGAACACCAGTATGCCGCGCGTATCGTAGATAGATTCCGAGAGGTCATTTCCGCAGCGGATCGCACGATCCAGTGCCATAATCAGCGCAATCACACCGTCGATCTTCTCGGTGGACTTCTCCTTGTCTGCCTTGATGTTCCCCGCAGGATCGGTGCGAATGAAGATATTGTCCGCCATCCAACGCATGACGGGATGTCTGCCGTGCGCTATTTTCTTTTCCAGTGTCAACTTCATCAGCTCCTTGGTCGGCGGACTCATATCCTTGAAGCCCTGCCCGAACGGTACGACGGTGAAGCCCATGCCCTCAAGATTCTGTACCATCTGAACTGCACCCCAGCGATCAAAGGCAATCTCGCGGATGTTGTACTTTTCGCCCAGTTTCTCGATGAACGCCTCGATGAAGCCATAGTGAACCACATTCCCCTCTGTCGTTTGCAGATAGCCCTGCTTCTCCCACACGTCATAGGGAACATGGTCGCGCCGCACACGCAGGTCGATGTTCTCCTCGGGAATCCAGAAATATGGAAGCACGGCAAATGGCTCATCTTCCTCCGTTGGAGGGAACACAAGCACGAAAGCCGTAATGTCCATCGTGGAGGAAAGGTCAAGTCCGCCGTAGCAAACACGACCTTCTAAGGACTCAGCCTCCACGGGTGTGGCGCACGCATCCCACTTGTCCATCGGCATCCACCGTACGGACTGCTTCACCCATTGATTCAACCGCAGTTGACGAAAACTGTTTTCCTCAGTAGGATTCTGCATCGCAGAAGCACAGGCCGCTTGTACCTTATCCATACCAACTGTAATCCCGAGCGATGGGTTCGCTTTTCTCCACACTGCGGGATCCGTCCAGTCCTCATCGACTGCGGCCCCGTAGATCACAGGATAGAAAGTCGGGTCGATCTTTCGTCCGTCCAAAATGTCCTTTGCCTTTTGATGTGTCTCGTAACAGATGGACTGTGTATCCGTCCCCGCTGTGGTGATAAGGAAGTAGAGCGGCTGCATTCGTGCGTCGCCGGAACCTTTCGTCATAACGTCAAAGAGCTTGCGGTTCGGCTGCGTGTGAAGCTCATCAAATACAACACCGTGAATGTTGAACCCGTGCTTCGTATAAGCTTCTGCCGAGAGTACCTGATAGGTGCTGTTTGTTGGCAGGTATTTCATGTGCTTCTGCGAATCAAGGATCTTCACCCGCTTGTTAAGTGCCGGACACATACGCACCATGTCGGCAGCAACCTTGAACACGATGCTTGCCTGCTGCCGATCAGCAGCACAGCCATACACTTCAGCTCCGGCCTCCCCATCACCACAGCAGAGAAGTAGCGCTATGGCGGCGGCGAGTTCACTTTTTCCTTGCTTCTTCGGAATCTCGATATATGCCGTGTTGAATTGACGATAGCCGTTCGGCTTCAACACACCAAAGAGGTCGCGGATGATGCGCTCCTGCCAGTCAATGAGCTCGAAGGGCTTTCCTGCCCACATCCCCTTCGTATGACACAGGCACTCGATAAAGCCCACGGCGTAATCCGCAGCGGCTTTGTCATAGCGTGCGTCCTCTGCCATGAACTTCGTCGGCTTGTAGTCCGTCAATTTCCGCAAAGAGTCATCTCCCTATTTTTGCATGCGCGACCGCAGTAATCTCTCCATAGGATCTTCCTGCGCCGAGCCGCTGAAGTTTGTTGTGCAGTTTTGCTTTACGATGTCGAAGATTTCATACCAAAGCAGATTGGATTGCTTCTGGAACGACAATGCCATCTGTACAAACGGGCTTGCAATCGCACCGCCCGTGGTCGGATGCTTTCCGAGCAAACCGTATTGACTCACAGCCTCCTCACATTGGATATAGCGAGCGAACGCCTGTGCATAGCTCTCGATAAGCCGAGGATTCACAAGGCGTTCACACCCGCGCTCCTTGAGCCACTGCCATGTTTCACGGAAAATATCATCTGCACCGAGCGTCTTTCCATTCTTCTGACACGCCGACAGATATGCACTTGGGCGCGGCATGTCAGAGCCGCATAGATCTTCTGCCTTCAGGTGGTCAACACCACCGAGATCCACTCCCGGGAATTCCAAAACATGTGCCGTCTGCCCGTCCGCGACCTTATCCGACAGTGCCTGCGGTTTTCTTCCGGCGCGGGGGCGTCTGCCGCCACGATTCGTACCGTCCCGCGCCATCTTCTCACCCCATTTTTTAATACCCCGTTTGA